GGCCTCGCCCCAACTACGCGCAGCCGCAGGCGCAGGCGCCGGCCTGCTCGGCGCCATACGGGACGCTGCGGCTCGTTCCCGGCCCGGCCGGGGTCGAGGGATCGGGCGCGGCCTCGGGACGTTAGAGGCGCCCGCAGCGCGCGCCGTGACGTAGATAAGTTCGCCGACCGAATCGACGAGCGCGGCGAGTAGATACGCCTCGGCCGTCCATTCCTCGCCGGGCAGCCGCGCAGCGGGCGGCAGCCGGTTCGCGAGCGCCCACATTCGCCGAGGCGAAACCGCTCGCGTGTCGAGTACGTCGAGGCCGTATGCGGCGAACATCGCGGCCTCTATGTCGCCGTCGAACCTGCCGGCGCAGGCTGCGGCGAGTTTCCCAGGCCGCCCACGCCGGCGGCCTCGCCGACGGCTTCGAACAGCGTCGTTAGCTCGCCGACCGTGATACCGGCAGCGACGAGCCCGGCGTATGCCTCGGCGCCCATGAGGCCGGTTAGCGCGGCCTCTAGGTCGCCGGCGGCTATCTGCGCCTGTACCGCGAGCGGCCAGAGGACGGCGGCAGGTATCGAGTAGTCGGCGCCCTTATACGTGAATAGAAACGGCTCGGGTCGGGACTCGGCGAGCGCAGCCGCCGAGGCTGCGTCGAGGTCGAATCGCGTAGCCCGGCCGTTCGGCCCGGCCACTAACCGCCCGTCCTGTCGGCGCCGACGAGGACGGTCGCCATCTTGCCGGCCGATTCAAGCGCTGTAAGCGTGCATTCCATAGGAACGACGGCCGAGCGCTGAATAGGCATGTCGCCCGAGTCGGTGAGCGTCGCGTGCGGGAAGATGATTCGCATTGCGCGCCCGCCGTCGATTGTGTCCACGCCGACGGCGTAGCGGTGTCCCGACTTGGCAGTAATCACGTCGAATGAAAACGACGTGTCGGCGATAGGGACGGGCTGGTCTACGTCGAAATACAGCCCGAGCGTCAATTCGTTTAGCTGCCAGAGGATGAAATGCAGCGTCATTTCCCGCGCGGTGATGACCGACCGGATAGGCGCCATGCTCTGCCAGGCCGTGAGGTCTTGTTTCGTCGTGTTCTGCCCGACGGTCGGGCCGTTCGCGTCGGTATATCCGAGGATATTCCACGCAGCCGGCCAGGCCGTAGTCGTGTCGGTCGGGCCAGCGGTTCCCTCTGGCGCGAGGTAAAGGCCGGCGCCGTTCGGCGTACCGACGTTTACCTCGTTCGAATTGATCGCGAATACGGGCGCGACCTGCGGGCCGGGCTCGACTCGGGTTGCGGTGTCTGCCATTGCGGTTATTCCTTTCCGACTATCCGGCCGGTATCACGCGCGCCATCGTGGCGCGCGATTCCGCTCGGGACGGGATGAACGTGTATCTCGTAACGCGCCGTATAGCGCGGGCTCGCGTCGTCGCCGTCGGGAAACCAAAACGGTCCCTCGACCGGCTCGGCGTAAGTGCATACGCCGTCGGCCCACGGCTCGCCGGGCAGGTTCAAAACCGCTTGCCTCACGGCCTCGGCCCGGTCCCGCGCGGCCTGTTTCGTCGAGGCGCGCGCGTCGATTTGCATTCCGTAGGTCGCGTTAAACCCGATCCAATCGAATACGACGGCGTAGCTAAACGACGTGACGCCGGGAATCGACGAGATAACCGACCAAACGAACGCCTCGGCGTCGGGCTGCGCGACTACTGGCGGGTAAACGGTAGTCATCGGCGCCGCCCTACCCGAGCGCGCCATTCGGTCATTACCGGCCCGACCATAGGCTGCGCGTAACCGCGCGTCGCGGTTCCGTACTCGACAAATTGCGCGTAGGGAACCGGGCCATTCTTGCCCGGCCTCGTCGCCGTATTCGTGAGCAGGTAGGCCGCAGGCGCCCGGCCGTGCGTGACCTGCCACCCTGCGGCGAGGTCGCCCGTCGGCCCGTGCGGCGTCCGCTCGACGACCTCGCCGAGCATCGCCCGAGCAACATCGGCGACGAGCGGGTCGGCGGCTCGCCGAGGCGCCGACGGGTCGAGGACTCGGTAACGGGTCGCCGGGCCGGCCATCACGCCGGCCAATCGTCGGCCGAGGTCGCGTTCGCGACCCAACAGTCGAGGTCGCCGGTCCCGCGCGGGTCGGTCACGAACCGCGAGGCCGACAGATAGAACGACTGCGAGCCAACCGAGGCGACTAGCCCGTCGGCGACCGGCGCGTCGGCCGGGAGGTACAGAACCGCCGAGGCGCCCGCTCGCGGGTCGTATGGGCCATGCCCACCGCCGGCGCTAGCTAGCGCGTCGGTCGCGCCCGGCTGCGCCTGTAGCGAGCCGCGCCCGGTCCATATCGGCGAGGTCGGCGGCAGTTTCCACCCGTGAGCGTCGGCGCCGCCGGCGTCGTAAAGCGTGACCTGCGCGGGGTCGAGTAGAACCGTCATCCGACCGGCCACCATTCGCCCGGCCATGACGTGTCGCCCCACGGCTCGCCGACCGACGAAACGGCGGGCGCGGCCTGCGTGAGCGGAACGGTCGCGATGCTCGACATGAGCGACCGATGCCAGGCCGCGCGCGCCATAGCTGCGCCGTAGTCGCCGCCCGGCATCGGCGGCGAGTAGGCGACGCTCTGCGCGCCCGTCGAGACCTGCGCGACGCTCGGGCTCGGCGGCAGCGTCGCGGCGTAGGCTTCCCATTGCAGCGCGGCGCATAGGTGCGGGTCGCTATCCCAGGTCGCCGCAGCTATCGCCTCGGCGGTCGCCTCGTCGAGCCCGCCGGCCGTCGGCGGGTTCAATGGCGGCGCCCACGGTCGCCACGGGTCGGCCGTCGGCGGCGCAGAACCGGCGCTAAACGCCTCCAATAGCCGGCGCTGGTTACTACCCGGCGCGGCGAACGCCGGGCCGTCCTCGGCGACCTCGACGCCGAGCAGGACGTATCCAGCCTGCGGCGTAACCGCCGTTACGTTCCATCGCTGGTAATTGCGCGAATCGGTCGGCGACAGTTCGGTTAGCAGGTCGCCGGCGAGGATCGCGGCGAGCCCGGCCGAACGGTCGTAGCCGTTCGCGTCTTGATTCGCTATCGCGACGAGCGCCGGCGCAGTCCAGCTATCGGCCCGGTATTTCCCGCTACCGGGCGCGCTCGTCGGCGCGCCGGTTTGGGTATCCCAGTATCCGACGGCGAGGATTACGTCGGCGGTCGTCACGGTCGCGGCCTACTTACTACCCGAGCCCGAACGGCCGGGCGGCGTGCTCTGGCCGAGATTGGCCTTAGCGAATGGCTTTGCGCCTGCGGGAACCTTCGGCGTCGGCGGGTGAACAATGGCGGCAGCGAAACGAGCCCAAACCTTGAGCGGGGTAACGTTGTCCTGCCAGCCGGAAACCTGCACGACTCCCGAGGCATCGGCGATAACCGCAGCCGGGTTCATGTCGTAACGGATATCCGACCGGATACCCATAACGAGGTATTTCCACGCGCCGGTTAGGAAGTTATACGGCGTCGCGCCGCCCGTCACGGTCGCATCCCATGACGAGTAGTTGATAGGCAGGCCGTAAAGGCTCGGGACCGTGTAGTTATCGACCTGCGTTTGCCCGAGCAACAGTTCGCCCGTCGAGGCGCGAACGCCGCGCAGTAGCGACCTAACGCCGAGGTCGGCCGAGTGCCCGGTAACGGCGAGACCTTGTTTCTCGACCGTTCCCATTGCCTCGTTAGCCGTGCCTACGGCGTCGGTTACCACGGCCTGCGCCTGCGCGTCGCCGATAACGCCGCCGGCCGGGAATGTCGCCGGGGCATTGATGCCGAATAGTACGGCCTGGTCGAGCGCGATAGCGATAGCCTGCGACAGCAGCGGGCGCGCGAACGCCCAAAGGTTAATCGAGCTATCCTCAATCATGCTATCGGGGATCGCGATAACGGCGGCGACTTCCTCGGCCGTCATCGTTTTGTTAACGAGCCCGACGTTCGTATATGGCTTGCGTCCCGTGCCCGACGAGGAAACCCAGCTAGCGACCGGGAAAACCGAGGGAACGGGCATATTCGAGATATGCGTTCCCATCGGAACACGGGTGCCAAGCTGCAAAGCGGCCGACTGAATAATGGCCTCTTGCATGATTTGGGTACTCTGCTCGGGCGGGATTACGCCACTAAAGTCTGACAATGGCATGGCGGTAAAACCCCTTAGCTGCGCGAATGGAATTATCGCGCCGCTTTCCCGCGCTACCCGGCGACGGTCGGCCTCGCGCCTCGCGCCGCCCGGCCTCGGCCTCGCGCCTCGTATGCGCGCCGGGTTCGGCTACCGGCTGCCGCAGGCATCGCGCCGACGGCATCGGCGCTAGTCTGCGCGCTATCCCGGCCTATGCCTAGCGAATGGCCGGGAATGGCCGGGACCGGCCTTTATGACCGCTAGCGCCAGCCGCCCGGCTGCCGCAGCGCTGCGCCGAGAAAATCGTCGTTCGCGGGCGCGCCGTGCGGGCCGGCGGGAACCTTGCCGGGCGGCGCCTGCGGCAGAGCGGCGAGCAACTTCGTAACGAGGTCGGCGATAGCCCGCTTATCGACCTCGCCGTCGTCGTTCACGAACCGGGAAAGGTCGAGCGCGCCGAGCGCTGCGTCGGCGTCTAGGCGTCCCGCTGCGGCGACGCGAAACTCGGCCGAGGCTAGGGCTACGCCGGCGGCTCGCCGCGCCTCTGTAGCGCCCTCGGCGCGCGCTGCGGCTAGCTGCCGCTCGGCGTCGGTCATG